CTATTCTGGGTAGAATGGGGTATAAATTGCTTATGTATAATTTTAATAATAACGGAGGAAACGTGAATACTTTAAAGGATAGAACTTTCGGTTTAGAGATTGAATGTTTTTTAAATACAGATGGTCGTAGATTCGTTAGAAACTTTATGAGCCAATCTGAAGGTGAACGTAAAGACCAAAAAATCAAATATAATTATAGATATGGTACTTGGTCTAATACAATGTGGACTTTAGGATATGATTCTACGATTGCGAATGGCGGTGATAATTATTCTAATGCACACGAATTAACTTCTTGTCCAATTAAATTTTCTGATTTAGGAAAAGTTAAATCGGTAATTGACGAATTAAATACTGTTGGAGCTAAAGTTAATAAATCTTGTGGATTACACGTTCATATAGACGCGAAGGACTTAACAGTCAATCAAATTAAAAATGTTTTAATTGGTTATTTAATTTATGAAGAAGTAATTGCATTTACTCAACCAGAATCAAGACGATGGAGCTCTCGTTGGTGTAATTCTAGTAGAGCAATTAATCCTAGAGAATTGGATTTAGCTTTTCAATGTGCAACTACAAATGATTTAATTAAAAAAATCAAAAAAGCAAAATCAATTAAAACGCTTTATCAAGTATATTCCGGATATAATGACAGATATACAAAAGTCAATTTAAAAGGTTTAGTTGCGTATCATGATAGATATGCAAATCCTTCGGAAAAAACTGGAACAATCGAGTTTAGACAAAGTGGAGGAACTACTGATTGGGAAAAAATTTCTAATTGGATTTCATTTTGTTATATGATGGTTGAAACAAGTAGATTTTGTAATAGCGGAAGATGTTCACAAATCTATTTACCATTTGCTCGTAAAAAAAGAATGTTATTTGAAAATTTAAGATTTAGATTAATGAGAGCTTTTGAATCTAAACAAGATTTTTTAAATCATTCAATTAATATGAGATACCAAAATGCTCGTAAATTCTTAATTAAAAGAATTACACATTTTACAAAAGAAACTACTAATCAAAATGAAAGAAATTTGATTAATAGAACAAGATGGGAAGGAAACAATGTATAATTGGACAACGTATATAGATCGAGAACCTAATAGGGAAGATATACGTAAAAAATATAAAAAACACCCAAGATATTATTTTGGATATGGATCAAATCTAAATTTAAAACAAATGTCTGTTAGGTGTCCAACCGCTCAATTAATTAGTGCAGCGGAATTAGAAGGTTTCAAGTTAGTTTTTCGTGGCGTTTTAGATATAGAACGTGCTAGAGCTAACTCGAAAGTCGTTGGTGCGATCTTCAAAGTCAATTCATACGATATTTATAAACTGGATTGTTATGAAGGTTATCCAACATTTTATAATAAAGAAACAACGATAGCAAAAGTTGGAAATGAAAATGTTAAGTTGTTTTATTATATTATGAATAATCAATATGACGTTAAACCACCAAGCGAATATTATTATGACGCTTGTGAACAAGGTTATAAAGATTGTGGTTTACCGATCCAACGATTAAGACAAGCGTACTATAATTCTACTAATCAAAAAAATACTAATATTGTAGATTGTGGTGCCAAATGGGATATTAAAACTCGAACTGGAGTTATTAATATTCCTAAAAACAATATCACTTATAAATATAATAATGATTGGGATTTCAATCAAGAGAATATATTTATAGATGATACTAAACCTTATGGAAGGAGTAAATAATGATTAAATCATTTTTATCTTTTGAATGGATTGATATTTTCTTAATGGATTTATTTATCGCTTCGATTGGAATAACGATATTATTTGGATTCATTTGGATTATAGGAAAAATAGAGGAATATAGTGAGAAGAAATAATATATTTCAATGCAGACTAGCAAGTTGGGTGCAACAACCGCTCAACTTCGGTCTGTGTTGTGAAATTTTAGATAAATTATATTGGACGAAAGTTCCAAAACCAAACATATTACAAATTAATTGTAGAGATTTAACTATTCATATTTTCAAGGAATGGGATTTTGAAGCGGATTTAAAAATTCGTATAGAAATATATAAATTGTTAAATCTTGGATATTTAAAAAGACACGATATTAATAAAAAAATGTACTTTGTATCAATTAATCAAAAAGGAATAGATTTTTTAAATTATCAAACGGCTGATGAAAGTACAAAAATAGCATTAGAATTTGAATGGAGTTCGTATTATTCAAAAAATGAATTTAATATAAAATTAACGGTAGAGAAGAATTATGATAAATTATAGAATTACGTTTAGCAATTTGAACGTAATAGTTAAATCGTGGTTATACACTAGTGGTGGGATTGAACGATTTAATTACTCCGACATAAATCAATCCCACCCTATAACTAGGAAAGGAGAGCTATGAAAAAACTATCAATGATTTTATTAGCTTCATTAATATTAGTTGGTTGTGCTGGCTATAAACCAGTTGCCGATTTAAAAGCTAGTAAAAATGCAAATGATTACCAAGAAGATAGACAGCATTGTAAATTACTTATTAAAGAAGAATTTAATGCGTTCTATGCCGCTTGGTATGATAGAGAATTATTATCACGATGTTTAAATGGTCGTGGTCATAATGTCTTAAACACTTACACGATTGGTAATTAATATGATGAAAAACTTTATCGAATCGTTTTTATCTTTTGACTGGATTGATATTTTCCTAATAGATTTATTTATCGCTTGTATTGGATTAGCGATATTATTTGGATTTATTTGGATTATAGGAAAGTTGGAGGAATATTATGGCTGATAGTGTAAAAGTAATTGATGTAACTGCGGAAAAAATGCAAGATGATTTAATTCGTGAGTATATCAATCAAGGAAGAAAAGAACTCATAGATATATTAGCTGATGAAAAAGAAGAAGGTATGTCTTGGGTCAATATTAAAGGTAAGCGATATTTAACGGTCGCAACTTTAATGAAAGTATTGAGAGATAAATTTGCTCACTCTCTAGTGCTTAAAACAGATATAAAGCACGATTGCGAACATCGAGTCGTAATTGAAGCGTCTTTATATCACAAGTCTGGATTCTTCGTTTCTTCAGGATTAGCTGAACGAAGAAAAGACCATACTTCAAGGAATGTTCAATTAGCTAGAGCAGTTGAGTGTTGTCAAACTGCGGCCTGGGGACGTTGTTTAAAAAGTTTATTTGCAGTTGGAAATGTTGTTGCAACAGCAGATGAAATAACGCCTGAAGTTGAACATATAG